ATATAAATTCTACGCATGCAAAATCCGAAACTGAAAATATGCAAATTGAGATGATCAAAGTGGCAGACATACTGCCAAACGCACGCAATGCGCGCACCCACGACGCAAAGCAGATAGGCCAAATTGCGGCCAGTATTAAAGAGTTCGGATTCAATAACCCCATATTATTGGACGGTTCAAACAGCATACTGGCAGGGCATGGCAGGCTGCTGGCCGCGCACAAATTGCAAATGACAGAGGTTCCTGCGGTCAACCTTGAACACTTGTCAAAAGACCAGGCTCGCGCCTTCATGCTGGCAGATAATCGAATCGCTATGAGTTCAGGCTGGGACGCCGAGATGTTGGCAAGTGAGCTAACCGACCTGAAAGAATTTGCCGACCTGCTGGGCTTTGACGATGATGAGCTTGCAAGGCTAACTGGCGCAGAAATACCAGAAGGGCTGACCGATGAAGATGCCGTACCAGACGCGCCAGAAGCGCCTGTGACGGTACTTGGCGATGTTTGGATACTAGGCAGCCACCGGCTAATGTGCGGCGACAGTACGAGCATAGACGCGGTTGATCAGCTTATGGATGGCATTAAAGCAAATGCAATCTTTACCGACCCGCCGTATGGAATAGGGTTGGACAAGGAAGGGCAAACAATAGGCAAGTCGCAAAAGTATGGCGCGGTGCTTAATGACGCTAACGCCGATGTCGCCAAGGAATCATTTCAGATGGCAGTTGCGATGAATGTGCCCGAAATGTATTTTTGGGGTGCAAATCATTATTCTTCGGTTTTGCCAGATAGCTCATGTTGGATTGTGTGGGACAAGCAAGGTGGAAAAAGCGTCACCTATGCAGACTGCGAGCTTTGCTACACCAATATCGACAAGCCCGTCAGGATGTTCACTCATATATGGGACGGGTTTAGAAAGGATAGCGAGAAGGGTGAGAAGCGCGTCCACCCTACACAAAAGCCGGTGAAGTTGTTTGAAGATATATGGGCGAAGTTTAACACTGGGCAAGTGGTTCTAGACTTATTCGGCGGGTCAGGATCTACGCTAATTGCTTGCGAAAAGACCGATAGGCACTGCCGAATAATGGAGTTAGACCCCAAATACTGCGATGTAATAATAAAGCGGTGGCAAGACTTCACCGGCAAGCAAGCCATACACGAAGATGGAAGTGCGTTCGATGGGTAGGAAGTCAATACCAACAGCGTTGAAGCTAATTCGCGGCACCGATCAGCCCTGCCGGATCAACCCTGCCGAGCCAAAAGCTAAAAGCGACAAGGTTAAATGCCCGACGCACCTTACAAACGACGCCAAGAAATTCTGGCGAAAGTTTGTACCTGAGCTTCAAGGCATGGGAATAATTGGCAATAGCGATGTACCAGCGTTAGAGGGGCTTTGCGAAAAGTATGCCGAGTGGCAAGAGTACCAAGGCAAGGTCAGAACACTGGGCGCGATAGTTAAGCACCCAACAAGCGGCGCGCCGATACCCTCGCCGTACTTTGCGCTTGCACACAAATCATTTGAGCAATTCGCTAGGATGCTGTCCGAGTTTGGAATGACGCCAGCGAGTCGCACCAAGGTCAGCACGCTAAAAGGTGATTCCGCCAAAGACGAATGGGCAGATCTGTAATTGACATTTGCATTAAGGGGTTGGCAGTACGCACAGGACGTAGTTGAGGGAAAAGTTATTGCCTGCGTCTACGTGCAGCAAGCCTGCCAGCGCCAGATTGATGATTTAGATAAGCCGCCGACCGGCTACCATTTCGACGCCGACCGAGCGGAGCGGGTTTGCAAGTTCGCCGGATTGATGCGACACATCAAAGGCAAGTGGGCAGGAAAGCCCATCGAGTTGGAAGCCTGGCAGATCTTCATCCTAACGACAGTGTTCGGGTGGGTTGATGACGAGGGCAACCGCAGATTCAAGACGGCATACATCGAGGTGCCACGCAAGAACGCGAAGGCTCTCGCACTAGACACTAGGGTTCCAACACCGGAAGGCTGGCGGGAAATTGGCGAGATTGTTGCTGGCGATGTTGTTTTTGGCGCAGATGGAAAGCCTTGCAACGTAGTTAGAACAAGTGAAATATTTACCCAGAACGACTGTTACCAAATGACATTCAGCAACGGGCAAGTCGTTGTCGCTGACGCTGGCCATTTATGGCTGACCACGGCGAGAGTAAACCAGCCTGGCAAAAGAGCCGGGCGGGAAATGTCAAAGAAAGGCGGCAGCGTTCTCGAGCAGGTTAGAACTACCAAGCAGATCGCGGAAAGCGTCAGGTTTGGATCAAGAGGTGACGTAAATCATTCCTTGAAGATGCCAGCACCTCTCGAGTTGCCGGAAAAAAACCTGCCTATCGACCCATACATTTTGGGCGCGTGGTTAGGTGATGGCCACTCTGCCGGGTCCAGAATTACATGCTCTATTGACGACTTTGAAAACACAAAAGCCAACATATTGGCCTGTGGTTATGGAGTTCTCGAGCCAAAGAAAAGCGCCAACGCTCTCACATTCGGCATTTATTGTTTTGAAAACGGCGAAAAAGCGTCAATAAAATCAAGCAAAAATTTTGTGTCCGAGCTTCGATCACTTGACTTAATCAACAACAAACACATCCCGGCAGAATATCTGCGCGGATCCAGAGATCAGCGACTTTCATTGCTGCAAGGTCTTATGGATACGGACGGGACAATCAGCAAAAGCGGCCTGGTTCTATCGTTTACGCAAAAAGGCGGGCAGATAGTTGGTCAAGTTTGCGAGATTCTTGCATCGCTGGGGGTTAAGCACTCAAGCATTGAAAGTCCTGTATCGTGTAATGGCAAGCCATGTGGAACAGCGTTTAGGGTTCAGTTTTTCGCTAACAGGGATTTACTGCCAGCGTTTCGGCTCGAGCGAAAATTAAGCAGGATGCTCGAATCATCAGGCGCCGGGTCTTGCAGAAGGTCGGCTACAGTACAGATAGTTTCTGTGGATCCTGTTGATCCAGTGCCGGTTAAATGCTTGGAAGTTGACAGTGAGGACAGGTTGTTTTTGTTTGGCAGTTCAATGCTGCCGACCCACAACAGCACATTATCTAGCGTGGTCGCGCTCTACTGTTTGAGTGCAGACGGTGAAGCAGGCGCCGAAATATACTCGGCAGCCACCACGCGTGATCAGGCGCGAATCGTCTGGAATGATGCAAAGCAGATGGCGATCAAGTCGCCAGGCTTACGCAAGAAGTTCGGCGTTGAGACTACGGCCCACACTGTCCACGTCACGTCTACTGCCAGCCTTTTCAAAGCGTTAAGCCGTGATCAAGGCGGCAACCTTGACGGACTCAATACGCACTGCGCCATCATTGATGAGTTGCACGCACACAAGACGCGGGATGTATTCGATGTTATGGAGACATCAACCGGCGCACGAGAGCAGCCACTACTCTGGCTTATTACAACGGCAGGCTTTAACCGCGCTGGAATCTGCTACGAACAACGCGCTTACGTCTTAAAGATCCTGTCAGGCATCAAGGATGAGAACTATTTCGGAATCGTTTACACGCTAGATGATGGTGACTCTTGGGAAGATCCGGCGAGTTGGGCCAAAGCCAATCCGAATTGGAACGTTAGCGTTAAGCCCGATGATATCGAGCGCAAGGCCCGTAAAGCCATGCAGATGTCAGCGGCAACTAACAACTTCCTGACCAAACACCTGAACGTCTGGGTGAACGCGGATACGGCATGGATGGACATGCGTGCTTGGGAACGCTGCGCTGATCCGACATTGGATGTCACGGACTTCGAGGGAGAAAACTGTTACGGCGGTTTAGACCTTGCTACCAAGTTCGACGTAGCGTCACGGGTCAAGTTGTTTGAGCGTGATGGCGCTCTCTACTGCTTCGACACGCACTATCTGCCCGAGGATACGGTCGAGCAATCAGGTAACAGTCAGTATCAAGGCTGGGAGATGGACGGGTATCTCACGACTACGCCAGGCAACGTCACAGACTTCGACGTGATTGAAGAAGATATCAAGGCTGATTCTGAGCTCTACGTCTTCAATGAGCACGGCTTCGATCCTTACCAAGCCACTCAACTATCAAGTCATCTGTTAGAGCATGGCCTACCAATGGTTCAAGTCGGGCAGACCGTAAAGAACCTGTCAGAGCCGATGAAAGAACTAGAATCGCTGGTCATGTCTGGCAAGTTCAAGCACAACGGCAACCCTGTCCTGGAGTGGATGATATCGAACGTGGTCGCGCACGTTGATGCAAAAGACAACATCTACCCGCGAAAAGAATTTCCCGAAAACAAAATTGACGGCGTTGTCGCAATCCTAATCGCAATTAATCGCTGGATGGCTAACGACGATTCTGGCCACGCATACGCTGACCGAGGCTTTACGGAAATATGAAATTACCTAGGTGGATCAAGTTGGCAGCGGTGACACTGGCTAACCCTGGCTGGATGGTCGAGCGTCCGTCAACGGGTGGCATCTTTGCTGACGACGCGGGTATATCTGTCACGCCTGATAGCGCGCTGACTGCCAGTGCTGTCTATGCCGCAGTACGCATCTTGTCAGAAACCGTCGCCAGCCTACCGCTCAAGATCTATGAGCAGAAAGGTGATCAGGTCCAGTTAGCTAACCACCCGCTAAACAACCTGCTCAATATGTCGAGCAATGGCGAGCAGACATCAATGCAGCTTCGTGAGTTTCAGATGACTTGCCTTGGCTTGCGCGGTAACGCCTATAGCCAGATTGTTCGCAGCGGTGGCGGCATTATCGGCGAACTGAATCCGCTCAACCCTAAGTTCATGAACCTAGATCGTAACGCTGCAGGCAAGCTTGTATTTGATTATCAAGAGACTGGTAACTCCGCAGTATATGGCGAGCGCGACATCTGGCGTATAGCAGGATTAGGAACTGATGGTGTGACTGGCCTTAGCCCTGTTGGGTTGGCACGCGAATCGATAGGCACCAGCCTCGCAATGGAAAGCTATGCGGCGCACCTTTTTAAGAATGGCGCGAACACGAACACCGTCTTGGAGTTCCCTAACAAATTAAACGGCGAGCAGATCGAGGCATTGCGAAATCAGTTAGCCAAGAGCAACACAGGACATCGCAATAGCGGTAAGCCGCTGATACTTGAGTCAGGCATGACGCACAAAAGTGTAGGGATGACTAACGATGACTCACAGTTTCTTGAGTCGCGTAGTTTTCAGATAGCCGAGGTCGCACGCTGGTTCCATATCCCGTTACACATGCTGGCCGAGATGGGCGCGGCAACGTTCGGCAACATCGAGCATCAGGGTATTGAGTTCGTAGTCCACACCATCAGACCTTGGGCGATTCGCATTGAACAGACTATCGCACGCGACCTATTGACCCCACAGGAACGCCAACGACTGCACGCCGCTCACAATGTTGACGCGCTATTGCGCGGTGACACTGCCAGCCGTTACGAGGCGCATGACAAGGCAATCGCGTCAGGCTGGAAGAATCGCAACGAGGTACGCGCTAAGGAAGGCTTGAACCGCGTTGACGGGCTGGATGAATACCTGCTGCCAATGAATATCAATAGTATTTCTGAGCGTGAGAAAGCGTTAACCACAGCAGCTGCTAACAACCTAGCAGAGCGTGAGGTCAAAGCGCTCAAAGCTGAGGCGTCACGACTTACCGCCGCCGAGTTTGCTGCATGGGTTCCTGGCTTCTACCAGCGCCATGCGGCGACGATTGCAGACACGCTCGCGATTGATCCTACCAAAGCTAAGGCATACGCCGCAGAGCGCCTAGCGTCCATCTGTGAGCTTACAGATCCAATACAGGCAACACATGAAACCAGCGCAATGCTGGCCATCAAAATCGAGGCTTTAACATGAACGAGATCCTAATCTATAGCGACATTGGCGACTACGGCTGGTGGGACGAAAGCGCTGTTTCTGCCATCAACGTGTACAGTCAGCTCAAGCAGATGTCAGGTGATGTCAATGTGCGGATCAACTCAGCAGGCGGTGACGTGTTTGACGGCTTCGCTATCTATAACCACCTCGTTCAGTACGACGGCAAGGTGACGGTTTACATCGACTCTATGGCCGCGTCTGCCGCATCTGTGGTGGCGATGGCAGGCGATGAAATTATCATTGCTGACAATGCCTTGATGATGATCCATGATCCTTGGACGGGCACTGTAGGCAACTCTGCCGATATGCGCAGCACTGCCGACCTGTTAGACAAGATACGTGATTCTATTGTCACCACCTACATGACCAAGACCAGTCTTATTGAGGATGAGGTTAAAGCCATGATGATCGCCGAGACTTGGTTCTCCGCATCTGAGTCAGTCGCCAGCGGATTCGCCACCGAGACTATCGGCAAGTCTAAAGCGCCCGTATCGAATCTGGTCAAGCCTTGGATACGCAACGCACCTAAACCCGAACAACTCCCCGAAGAAATTCAATCGAACACAGCGTGGCGCGTGGCAATTAATCGCCGCCGCTTGAAATTGTTGTAAAGGGCCGGACGGCTCAACACCACCGCCGGAAGGCACCCGCACAAAAGTTACAGAACCCTATAAAATTTAAGGATCAATCATGGATATTAACGACATTTTACAAAAGCGCGGCGAAGTCGTCGAGCAAATGAAGGCAGTATTGGACACTGCTGAATCTGAGAATCGCGACTTGACCAGCGAAGAGCAGGCCAGGTATGACGCAATGGATTCCGATCAAACATCTTTCAAAGCACGTGCCGATCGTATGCACAATGCTGCAGAGATTCAAAGCGAGATCATGGCAAACGCCGTACCGTCTCACCGCGCTGCTGTTGAGAAGAAAGAAAGCGGATCACCCTTTGGCGCGCAAGCTTACGTTGATGGATTTTCTACTTACGCACGACTCGGCAAGACGAGACTTGATGCAAGCATCTTGAATGCTTTGCAAGTCGGCACGGACTCAGAAGGTGGCTTTATTGTCCCTACCGAGTTCGATACTAATCTGATCGAGGTTCTGCAGGACATCAACGAACTGCGACAGTACGTCAACGTGATCAGCACTGCATCGGATCGTAACATCCCGATTGAGGCTAGTCTGGGAACGGCGAGCTGGACGGCAGAGGAAGGGGCCACAACCATCTCTGACGCTGCGTTCGGTCGTGTTGTTCTGACATCTCACAAGCTTGACACCATCATCAAGGTTTCTGAGGAACTTTTGGCTGATGCGTTCTTCGATGTTTCTGGATACTTGGCGCGCAACTTCGGAAAGCGGTTCGGCATTGCAGAAGAATCAGCGTTTGTTAACGGTGACGGCTCCGGCAAACCAACTGGTATCGTTGGCGGCTCCGGCGAAGGTGTTGAAACGGCAGCAGTGGCCGCGATCACTACTGACGAGATTCTGGACTTGTTCCACTCTTTGTCTAAGCCATATCGCCGCAATGCGATCTTCTTGGCTCATGACAACACAGTCAAGTTGATCCGCAAGCTGAAAGACGGCGACGGTCAATATCTATGGCGCCCAGGTCTTGAGGCTGGTGTGCCCGATATGTTGCTAGGAAAAGCATTCCTGTCTAGCGCGGGTATGCCTGTAGCGACTGCCGGTCTCAAGTCTATGGTGTTCGGTGACATGTCTAGTTATACGGTTGCGGATCGTCAAGGCACAGTGGTACAGCGTCTTAACGAGCTGTATGCCGAGAACGGTCAGGTCGGCTTTAGAGGTTACAAGCGCATGGATGGTAAGACCACCGACGCGACTGGCCTCAAGCACATGATCATGGCGTCTAGCTAAACTCACCAACAAAAGGAGGGGGCGGTAACACGCCCCTGAATTTTTATGATCAAACTGTTAACAAGTGTTTCAGGCGAGGGATTTTCTCATGGCTACGGCGATGAGGTTGAGTTTAACAATCCAGCATACGAAAAGCGCATGGTCGATAGCGGTCAAGCTGAATACGTTGCACCAGTTAAGAAGGCATCTACGAAAAAATGAGTATTCGCAATACATCAACGAGCATCACCGAGCCGGTAACGGTTGCCGAGTTGCAGGCCCACGGCCAGATTGATGGCGACGATAGTTATCTGACGGGCTTGATCATCGCAGCGCGCCGGATTGCAGAAAGTGAAATTGGCAGGATCATCCCTGTCCAACAATACACATGGATATTCAATGGATTGGAGGATGGGATCGAGTTGCCGGTTTATCCGGTGGCGTCCATCACCAGCATTACCTACCAAGACACAGCAGGCGCGCCGCAGACTATCGCGGGTAGCGCGTACCAGATTGTTGATCACGCATTAACGCAGAAACTCCACTCTGTTGATGGCTGGCCTGATTTAGAAGATGGCACCTATAACCGCGTCACTGTGGTGTTAAGTGCAGGCGCGTCAACCGTCGAGGCTGATATCAAGCAGGCCATCATGATGATTGCGCTGGGACTGTATGAGAACCGTAACGATCAGGTCATTGGCACCATAGTGTCAAAGTTAGATATGGGCAGCAAATCGTTACTCAGTGCCTATAAGCGGTACGCATTTTGATCAGGGCTGGCACGCTACGCAAGACGCTGTACATTCAGTCGCGTGCAGATAACTACGGCAACCCTGGCGCATGGTCGAACATTGCAACAAACCCATCTATGCGCTGCTCAATGAAGCACCAGACCGCAGCGGAGTCTAACGGGCAAAGCGGGGAGCGGGGCGTTAATACCATATTAGTGGTGGCGCGATATCGCACTGGCATCACCTACGCTACAAGGCTGACAGACGGCGCGGATAGGGTCTTCGATATTGTAGGCATTCAGAACATCGACGAACGTGACCGCGAGTTAAACATCACCGTGATAGAGAGCACTGTCCTTAATGGCTAAAGATTATATCAAAGGGTTCCCCGATCTCGACAAGAAGCTGAGTCAACTGGCAAACCAGAAGCAGATGATTGCGGCGAGTCGTTCAGCACTAGGCAAGGCGCTGACACCTGTTGTTGTGACAGCACGTCAGAAGGTTCCCAAGGGTACTGAGGGGCATAGACTTTACAACGGACGTCTAGTATCGCCAGGCTTCGCATCGCGAAATATCAAAAAGAGAATCAAGTCCATTGACGGCGCGGTAACGGGTACGGTCGGCGTGAGTAGTGAGGCGTTCTACGCCATGTTCTTTGAGACTGGATTCAGGAACGTCGCGGCAGATCCTTGGCTGAAACCTGCATTTTTCCAGAACAAAGCAAAAATGATCACCAAGTACAGCGAAGGTCTGTCCGCATACATCAAGAAAGTGGCACGCAAGAAATGACCATCGAGACAGACCTCTTCACCTACCTTGATGGCAATGTCGCGGCACACTTCGCGCTTACGTTAGCTGGCCCAGATGCTAGGGCTCCGCTCGTTGAGATAACCATGAGCGACCACAGGCGCACTAGGACAACGGGCACCACCAGCCCGATAACGATTACTGAATTTGATATTGAATGTTGGAATACGAACAGCGTCAACGCAGCCAGCCTATGCGCTTCGGTGACTGCACTACTAGAAGATTTCTCAGGATTGCTTAACGGCAACACTGAGGTTGAGAGAGTCAGAATTTTCAATGAGTTCAGCGGCAGTGATGCTGGTGCCGAACTATACAACCGTACTTTTACCGTTCAGATTACCCACAAATAGGAAATTATTATGGCAGTTTTTAGCGAAGGATTCACATGCAAAGTGGGCGACTCAGATCCGAGTTCAGAGACTTTCGCCGTTTTGGCTTTACTTGAGGTTCCAGAAATATTCTCTGGTGCCAAGTCCAAGTTTCCTAACCGCACCACGGCGGATACTGGAGGCACCAAGCGATACGGCATCGGCATCGAAGAAGGTGACGAAATGACATTGACCGTCGAGCGAGACTTTTCCAGTGCGACACAAGACTTGCTGCGCACTGCGCACGGTGCAGGCGCACAGATCAATCTGCAATTCATTATTACCGATGGCACAGTTGTGGAGACTAACGGCGCTGGCTTCAAAATTACCAGCATCCCCGTGGTGACTGCTGACCCCAACGGCGACGGCGAAACCACCAAGCAGATGTTTAATATGTTCAGAAACACTGACTGGACTACAGCCGAGGCTTAATGAATGTTTGATTTCTTCAGGCGCATGATCAAGTTCCGCGCGTTACGAAAAGCGGCATGGAAGCCTCAACAGGTCGAGATTAAAAACCTCGGCCTCGTTAACATCAACCCTATGCCAGTACCTTTGCGCATGGCGTTGGTGCAGGCGATCAGCCAGGACAAGTACGTAAAGTACGACGTTTACTGCTGGCTTATATCGGAGTGCGTTGAGGAATTCATCGGGCGGCAAGATATCGGCATGACCATCCCGCCTAACGTCATTGAGGAACTGGGCGAAGAGATACTCACCATCTCAGGGCTGACCAAAGACTCGCAGGAAGCCGAGGCAAAAAAGTCAGTGAGCGCGCCGAGTTAAAGTTTTTCTATTACCTCTGCGTGACTACTGGATGGAAGCCTGACGAAGTACGGGCGCTATCGGGCGAGGATTATCGTCACCTGGTCGCACTGTACAACGTCGATCCTTGGGGCAGTGAGCGGGACAACATGCACACCGCAATGATCTTAGCTCAAGGCGCGAACATGAACCGACGGAGAGGAACGCCACCTATCGACATATCTCGTTTCATTCTAACCAAGAAGCCCAAAACTCAAAACGACGCCAAGCGGGTCAGCGCATTCCGCGCAGCCATAAAGCAATCAAGCAGGGTAAAAGAGAATGGCTGATACGGTTGATCTAGCAAAACTTGTGGTGCGCATGGAAGCGCAGTCAGACAAGTATCTGAAAGATCTGAACAAGCAGAAAGAGCAGACCAAGAAATGGCAGAACAGTGTTAACAAGAATGTTGGCTCTGTTGCTAAAACGTTTCGGGGCTTGGCTGCTGCTGCTGGTATTGCGGTACTCACGAGGAAGATAATTGAGAACACTGCGGCACAGCAAAACGCGGTGGCCCAGTTAGCACAAGGATTTAAGACAACAAGCGGCGTGGTTGGCAGATCAGTCGATCAAATGGTGGCCAAGGCTGGTGAACTGCAAAAGGTTTCCATCTTTGGCGATGAGCAAATCATCGAAGCACAAAGCCAATTGATCACCTTTACCAACATCGTCGAAGATCAGTTTGATAGGGCCACCATCGCTGCTATGGATCTGTCCACCCGCATGGGCACCGATCTAAAGTCTAGCGTGTTACAGCTTGGCAAGGCTCTGAATGATCCTGTTACGGGCATGACGGCACTGACTCGATCAGGCGTCACGTTTACGGAAAGTCAGAAAGAAATGGTTCGGGCGCTGGTTGACTCTGGTCGGTCAGTAGAAGCCCAACAGTTAATGCTTGCCGAGTTAGAAAAGCAATTCGGTGGCAGTGCTAAAGCGGCACGCGAAACCTTCGGCGGCGCTTTGTCTGGTCTGTCTGGTGCGTTCAATGACTTGCTAGAAGGTGGCAGCGGCGGTGGCCTAAATCAAACACGCGACTCGATCGAAGAATTAACCACGATGCTGCAAGACCCGACGTTTGTGGCGAATACGAATACGTTCCTAACAGCGGCGATCAGCGGCTTCACAAAGCTGGCATTGCTGGTATCCAAAGTTGTAGAGGGTTGGGCAAAGATTGCAGATTGGGTCATAACGCCAGAAGCACGCCAGGCTATTGCGGGCATGTTCGATGAGAGCGATTCATCCGGGGGCGCGCAGACGTTCAAGCAAAAGTGGGCTGCAGCACGCGCTAAGAATCAGGAGGCAAAAAACCCATCAGCGCCCGCCGTGTTCGACGCCTCGACTGTGCAGGGCGCTAGAAGCTCGCCTATGTCAGTCAACCCATTGGATCAGTTAGCACTACAAGATGAGTTAGATAGTAAGATCCAGATTGAGCAGGAATACTGGGAAGAAAAGGAACGCATGGCTCAGGACTACGCTGACGCCGAGACACGCATTCAAGGCAACTTGCAAGCAATGCGCATGGGCTTGGCTTCTCAGGCCATGGATCTAATAGCAAGCAATGCCAAAGAAGGTTCAGCTATACAGAAAGCAGCGCTGATTGCATCCAAGGCGCTGTCAGTAGCTCAGATAATTATTAACACTCAGGTCGCGGCAACCAGCGCATTGATGCCGCCGCCGATCGGACTAGGGCCGGTTGCTGGTATTGGCTTTGCTGCAACTATCAAAAGCATGGGTTATGCAAGTGCTGCATTGGTGGCGGCTCAAGCGGTCGCCAGCTTTGACGGTGGTGGCTATACAGGTGATGGGCCGCGCTCAGGTGGACTAGATGGCAAAGGCGGGTTTATGGCGATGATGCACCCGCAAGAGTCGGTGACCGATCACACCAAAGGTGGCGGCGGTGGAGGCGATCAAAATTACTATGACTTCCGCGGGTCTGAATTATCCGAGGCTCGAGTGCGCGCAATGATTGAACAGTCCGGCCAAGTGCTTGAAGCCCGGCTGCGTAACAACAGTGCGAGAGGTCGATAATGACAACCTACACCTTTCCTGCCATTGCACCCAACACGTCTGACTTAAAGATAGTCAGCAATGTACGGGCGTTTGTATCCCCGTTAACTGGTTACACGCAGACCGCTAGCAGACAGGGTACGCGATGGGAAATGGCTCACGGCTTTACGAGCTTAGAAGGTCAGGAACGCGCCATCATGAAAGCGTTCACAGCTCGGATGAATGGCAACGTACACAGAGCTTTGATCTATGACCACTCCTATCATGGTGCACGCGGGGCGCTGGGCGGCACACCTTTAGTGGATGGCGCTGCTCAGACCGGCGAAACGCTAGACATCAAAGGGATGTCAAACAACGTCACCGGCATATTCAAAGCAGGCGACTACTTTTCATTCCTGAACGCTAACGGCAACTATGAATTGAAAATGATTCTGACTGACGCGAACAGCAACGGCACAGGCCTGGTTACAGTGACATTCTCACCTGAGATACACCACTCACCGGCAGACGAAGCCACTATTGTAACGACCAATCCGGCAGGAACATTTATGCTCGCTACCGCAGAAGCGGCGTGGTCTAACAGGCCAGCAGGTAACGCGACGAACCCGATACATTCAGACTTTTCTATTGATTGGATTGAGGATATAGCATGAGCGAACGCGGTCTATCATCTGCACTGCAAGCGGCTGCAGA